GTACCCTTTATACCATAGATGCTCGCCACGACAAGTATCCATAAATTTGTAAACCACGATGGGAGCTGCGAAAACATATCGAAGAAAAGTTGGACCTTGTCCATAGCAGACGGATCGTCCGATACGACTGCCCAAGCCAGCACCAAAACGGGCAAACTTAAAATTATCAAAACGGCCTCGTCCTTCCAGTCCGATTGTCGAGCTTCTAAAAGTTTTCCCTGGTATTGTTCCTCACCCTGGGCCATTTTAGTAGCGTGCATTAACTGCGCGTCTGACATAGCCATCTTAGTTCGCTGCTTGTTAGCGTAAATTTTACTTCCAGCAGAAACGGCTAATTTAATTGCCGATAACCACATGTTAGATCCATCTAGCTTTTTTAGACTTCTCTTTTAACATTCTTTTAGTGCCTCTTACTTCAACTTCTTCGCCTTTAGCGATATAATTGAAAGCACCATCTGCTGTTGTCTTTGATCTTGGGTCAATTTCAAGATTCATCTTGTCTTCTGACGGGATCTCAACAATTTTATCTAGTTTTTCCATATTTTCTCCTTAATTAATTTATTTTAACTGTTTTTTTAGTTTTTGTCACTAGCCTTTCCTGAAAATCTCAACATTTGGCATCATGTCTTTAGCATTTGGAAGTGTTTTACTTAAAACAGTCTTCTCAATGGATGTATCAGCTCTTAAATTAGCCAATTCTTCGTTTTGTTGAAGTTTATTTTCTTGATTTTGTTGATTCATCATCGTTCTCATCTTATCAAGGTTAAATCTTTCATCGGCATCTTTAGCTTTTCTATCATTTTCCATTGCTCTAAGGTCTAATTCTCTTGATCTTAACTTAGCAATTGGGTCATTGTCGAATTGTGAAGTAATTTTCTTCTCTTCATTCATAAATTCTTCCATCATCTCGGCAATTAGTTGAGCTTTTCTTGCTTCAATTTTTTGTTGCATCATCATAGCTTGTTGACCAATCTGTGGATTCTGTTGAGCCATCTGCTGCATCTGTTGAAGTTGAACTAATTCATCTCTGAACTCTAATTCAATCTGTTCTTGGGCCATTAAACTAATATGTTCAAAAATATTTTTCTCTAATGAAGCCATAACCATTGGATTATTTCTTGCAATGTTTGTTGCCATGAAATTTAAGTGAGCTGTAATGTGTGCTCTATGATCTTGCCCTGGAAAAGCTTGAAACTGTTTACCACCTAAGGCATCAATGTGTTCTAATGCAGGATCTTTTGGTGTTGGCTGCATTGGTTTAATTAAAACAGAATCAATATTTTTTACACCTAGAGCTTCATACATATTTCTGTACGCTGCATACATGTTGTGCATTTGCGGATTAGAAGTTGCCAGCTGCAATTCCGTCTGCGCGAGGGAAATACGCTGAGTCTGTGAAAAAATGTTGGGGTCGGCAACTGGCAATATATCCACCCTATCATCAAAGTCAGATTGTTTAATCATCTTTTGGCCCCCAACTACATCATACGGATACTCTTGGGGTAGATATAACTTGAATACTCTAGCCATTAATCTAAATTCATTTTTAAGAGCTGAGTAAATTCTTTTGTGAATTGCAGACATAGTTCTAGAACCACGTTCTAATAATGCAACTGTAGTTCCAACTGCTGCTTGTTGATTACCATCACCAACTTGTAAATCTGCGATAGATGCAAATCTTTGTCCTGCACCAACTACGACACCCATTAATTGTAATAATGTTTGTGATGGTTCTTTAAATGGTAACATCATAAACGAATCTTTTAAATTTCCACCAGGTGCATCTACATCTCTAAACTCACCGGGTTGAATTGATTGTGCATCATCTCTAATTCTTATACCTCTCATTTTGAAACCAGCTGGCAGATTAGATAACGTTCCCGCATCCAAGAGCTGTCTTAAAGCTGCAGTCGCTGTTCTCGACAGTCCACCAATCATGTGGATTAGACCGAACCCATAAAAACCAAGTCCAGGTAAAAATTTAAAGTGAACAAAATATTGAATTTTGTTTTTCTTTACATCACCTATTTCATAATTTCTTTTAATAGATAAAATTTCTCTTGACCCTTCTGCTAGAGTTACAATATATGGGACCTTAATTCCTGATGGCTCACCAGTCTGTGGATCTTCATCTTCAAAACCTTCAAGATCTAAATTCACATGACACTCTAACAAAGTATACAAATCATCGTTTTGAGATTTCCTAACTCCTTCAAGTTCTCTTTCTTTTTTCTCTACTTCTGATTCTTTGTCTACAGCATCTCCTAGTTCTATATCTCTATAAAAACCTGCTACCTGTTGTTTTCTTAATTCGTTTTCAGAAATTTTTACTTTATGAATGATTGCTTCCGCATCGTCCAATGAGGTAGCCGTGTACGGAACAACCAAATCATCCGCAGGAACAAATTTAGAAACTGCTCTACCTTCTACTTCATCAAAGTAAACTTTTTTGAAAGTAGATCCTGCTAATGGTAGATGAAATAACATAGAATCAAATTCTGGTTCATACTCTTTCATTTGATCCATAATTTGATAATTCATAAAATCTTTAACACGATCAGCTTGTTGAACTTTATCTGGAGTTTGTAATCCAAGAATCTGTGATCTTACCGGTCCATCTGATGGTAGTAATTCTTTATAAGCTAAAGATTGAAATTGAGTAACCGCTTCTGCTAGAACTGGGTGTGTTGCACCTGAAGCTCCTTGGAATGGTTCTGTTCTTTGATCATATTTAAATCCTAATAAATCTAAACCTTGTGTATAAGTTTTCTCCCAGTCTTTTCTTGACATAGAGTAATCCGTATACTTTGAGTTTAAATCTGATGCTAATGATTCCAAAACATCATCGGGTAAAAATTCTGCTAAGTTTGCATAGTGGTCTTCACCACCTTCTTGTGATCCAGCTTTTGGATCAAAGTTAATATCAACTGATCCATCTTCATTTTGTACTTGCTCTACTTCTCCTGGTTTTTCTAATTCTGCTTCAACTTCTTCTACTAAAGTTTCTTGAATCTCTTCTTCTCCAGGAAGCGAAATTTCTTTTCTAGGCTCGTTTGGTAGAGCTTTGTCGATTGTATCGTTTGCCATTTATTTTCTCCGTATGTTTGACTGTTCTAACAGTATTGTAGTTAATATTCAAGCCCTGAGGTGTGGGTCCTGATTTTGGAGGAGGTCCTGATGTTTTACGAAGATAAGATTTGTTTTGCATATTTCCCATACATCACCCCGCCGTTTTTCTTATTAAATCTTTTAAATAACTCTTGTCCTGGTCCCAAAGCAAATTCTTGGTATGACATTCTGTCATCATAGCCACCTTTGCCACTGAAGAAATAATCTCTCATCCATCTCTCAGATTTAGGCATTGTGCCTTTATCAAAACCAATACGTCCACCATTTTTTTTATTTAAAACAGATGAATCTATTTCTTTCTCGTCAACTATAGTTAATCCATATTTGATTGCATGTGATCTAGTTGTTTTTTCTAATTTTTTTCCTTCAGGGCCATAAGCCTCAACTATTACTAATTCGTCATCAGCACCATTACCTTTTGCAAAACCAATACGACCACCTTCAGCCATTTTTGGAAAATACTCTTCTGCAAATTTATCTATATCCATACCCGTGCCTTCTTTGCCACCAAGTTCAATATATTTTTTTGTAACCATTGAATTATATTCAGTGTCACCGCCATCTAAAAAATTAACTCGTTCTTCTACTTCTTCACCATAAGCCGGAGGCATTCGTTTTTTCTCTCCTTCTTGCTTACCTAGTTCAGAGTCATAATAATTTTTTCTTTCTTTAAGAAAACCTAAACCTTCTTGCATTGTGATAACACCTTCTTTAACACCTTTGTCTAAAGTTTCTTGAATTAAACCTATGAGATAGTCATTGGAAGATGGTCCTGTTCCATAAATGCCTTGCAGTAAAGTATCCGCAGATTTTTTAAATTGTTCGACAGTGTATGGTTTTGGGATTGGTTTGTCTGGCATTACAGGACTCCTGCAATACCGCCTTTAGCTCGTTTTTGTTTTTCTTTTTTTACTTTATCAAGCATTCTTTTAATTTCTTCATCCTGTGCTTTTAATTTTTTATAGTAAGTTTTGTAATCTGCAACATCTTCAACATCAGGATTCATAATTTGATTTTCTCTCATGTTTTTAATTTCAGTTACAACAGCGGGGTTACCCATTAGTTTAGGAGTTCCTTGTGCGTAATTCATTCTACCACCATCTTTAACACCCATTCTAGCTTCAGCTAACATTTGTCTTATAAATGATTTAAGATCCATTGGTTCTCTACCCATCTCTTGCATTTCAAAAACATATTGCTCATACTCTCTAAGCAACATTGGATCTGTTCCGCCTGCCATTTTAATTGATGGAGCATCTCTCTTACCATATCTATCTTCGATTTGCATTTCTAAATATTCCATCTCTTCTTCATCTAATAATTCTAAAGGCTTACCAAATAAATCTAAAGACATATCATTTTTCTCAGCCATTGGATCTGGAGCTGATGCCATCATTTTACTTTCTTCAAGACTCTTGATCCCTGAAGCCTGATCCTCTGAACCCATTGCGTAATTTGATCTCATCATATTGCCAGTATAATTTATATTGCCTCCGCCTGCAACATCTTTTCTAGTTCTTCTCATAGCTTCTTTGACAGCTTCACCAAACTCAAAACCTTCTTCGTCCATGAGTTTTTTCACTATCTTTGACATTTCTGATTCTTGATATTCTTCAGCCATATCTAATAATACACTTTTGGTGTTTGTTGTAAAGGTTCATCTTGATAATCATCTGGGTGATTAATTAAACCTCCTTGTCTAAATCTCATTACTGCTTGAGTCATTGAGTCAACTAAATCGTCATGATCTCCATAGGGGAATGCTGCGCATTCTTCAATTACATCTTGGGCAAACTCCATTTCAGTTGGAGCCCAGATTCTACCAGACTCAAATAACGGAGATACTGAGTTAACACGAGTATGTTTATCATTACCTTTTGATGGGGTAAAATTTAAAACTGGTATACCCATTTTTCTAAGTTCATAAGTAAGCGGTAACCCTGATGCCTTACTCTCGATTATAACCGTCTCTGGATTCCAATAACCATATTGATCCATAGCCACTCTACGTAACTCTGGAAACTCATACCGACCTTTTATTGCATCAAGCAACATGAGACAGGGACCACTATCCTCGTTTGGATGAAACACGCCCCAGGTTGTAATAGCAGAATAGTCAGCAGTTTGTTTTTTCATAAAAGCTGTATCGTAAGATTGTATAATATGTTCTATCGCAGGTAGCTCTTCTTTCTCCCAAGGTTGCCACCATTCACGTTTAATTAATGCTCCTTCTTCAGAAGTTGGGTTCTGCATATACTGTGCATTCCACTTTGCACCAGGGATAGAAGCCTTGACTGATTCTAAATCCTTCAGGTTCCAGTATTCAGGCCACAGGGGTTTACCACTTGGTAGGATTGCAGGAAACTCAATCACCTCCCATTGATCAGCCTTTGGTTCTTTTTGTGCAGATATCAAACGACCTGCCAAATCTTTTTCATTCCATCTAGTCATTACAATTACAATTGTTCCACCAGGTTGAAGACGTTGACGTGGACCAGATGTGTACCACTCATAGGTTCTATCCAGAGCTTGAGCATTCATTGCATCTTGTTCAGTATGTGGATCATCAATAATCAAGAGATCGGCACCACGACCAGTAATTGCAGATCCAACACCGGCAGCGTAGTATTCACCACCTTGTTGGGTTTCCCATTTACCGGCAGCCTGACTATCTTCTTTGAGTCTTGTTTGAAATACTTCTTTGTACTCAGGCGAATCCATAAGTTGTTTAGCCTTACGACCAAACCTTACAGATAATTCAGTTGTGTTAGTAGATTGAATAATTTTTAGTTTAGGATTACGACCAACCATCCAGGCGGGTAGTAGATAAGATGCAAACTCAGACTTAGTATGTCTGGGAGCCATGTTTATAATAACACGCTTTATTTTTCCATTTGCAATATCATTAAATTTTTTAGCAACTTGTTGGTGATGTTTACCTTCAATAAAATCAGGCCAAACATGTTTTACAAAAGCCATGAAGTCATCTTTAATACTAGCTTGTTTTTTCTTATCTTTCCATTTAGCCATATATAAGGCTAATTGTCTTTTTACATCAGGTGGCAGCTTTTCAAATTTCTTTAGTTTATCTATATCCATAGTGCATTCGAAAAAAAATTTTGCAAAATTTTTTCAGTTATGTTTTGGGAACCTTAAAGTATTTTACGGCTATGATTATCCAAACCTTTGTATAAATACGTATATACTAGGATCCCTTTTTATTACACTATAAACGATAAATTAAAAAAATTCAAATTTTGCCTGGCGCTTGGTACCTCTATCGATCCGGTACGGTTCCGGTACGGTTCCGCAAGGTCGCCCTGCGACATTTTGTCGCAGGGCATTTTGTCTACTTGACGAGGCTACTGTCTAGTAAATCTATTCATCGTTCCAGCTTCTCTTCATCCTTCTCATCTCTGAGTATAGTTCACCCATATGAAACTTATCGCAAGTCTTAACCCATTCGATTAATTCCTGTCTCATTTGTTTTTGATCTTCATATGATTTAGCTTTATTCTTATCGATTGTCTCGAAGTGCTCTTCGTTCTGTTGTGCCATTATATCCTTTTCTATTTTTAATAACTCTTCAAATGTTTCATTCCCTTTTAATGGGACGCCTAAAAGTTTGGCTGTATTGTCATAATTTATTTTACTCATGCTACTACTGCCAGTCCCATAATTAAACCAAAGAAACCAACAACGCAGTAAAATTCAAAACTAGTCATTATCTCTTTCCTTCCTATATCTTTCGTTTTGCTCATCAATATAATCTTGTGATGATCTTGCTAACCAACACCCTACAATTATAATAGTTACAATAGTTCCTAATAATATCCATTCCATAATTAACCTCGCTTTCGTTTTCTATATTATCACACTGGCGGAGTTAGCGCCAGTGTGCAGATTGTCGCAGTCTAATTCATTGTTGAACTAGGCAGCGCCTTGACTTCCTGGTGCCAGCTCAAACCATTCTTAGACAGGTTTTGGTCTAGTTTTGCGACTAGATTGTCTGGGCTTCCTGCTTCCATAATTGCTTTTTCGGAAGCTCGTTTGTTTGCTTTTATTGTTTCAAGCAATGCGCCCTCGGGTGTTTTTGCAATCTGAGCCCTTGCTGCTGCCGTGGCCCAATCTCGAACCTGCTCCCAACAATCCTCGGGGGTTATTTTATTTGAATGATAGCCGCTAATATCAAAATCCTTTTCTTCAAATTTATAATTGACACTGGATTTTTTGGCTACCTTAGATGTTCTAAAGAACCTTGCTGCCTTACTCATTTTACTTTTTACAGTTTCGATAGCTTCCTGCAACTCTTGAATTATTGGTGTTGCTCCAATCTCATCTGCTAGATTTTTTTCTGCTATCTCAACTGCATCCGCCTCGATCGATTTTAGTTTCAATTCGGCGGCGTCAATTAATGGATCATACTGACGGTCTAATTCTTTTTTAAACCAATCTCGCTGCCACTTTTGCATTATTGCTTTTGCCATTTTTACTCCTTTGTTGTTTTCTGTATACTATCATCAACACATGTGTTTTTGAAGATGACACAGTGTCGCATGGCGCCTGCGACATTTTGTCGCGCGTCAATCTGTTTCTTGACAAGAT